CGCGTTGTACCGGTCGGTGGCATCACGAGCGGCACGGTTGACCAGCGGGTCGCCGCGGAAGCCCCTGATGCCCTCCTTGTGGACCCGGATCACACCCCACGGGATGAACGGGACGCCGAGGAACTGAGTGTCGACCGGCTTGTCTTCGCGGTCCCAGAAGGTGGTGCGCCGGCACTCAGTGTGGGTCTCGCCGTCGTCCTCGCCGTTGCCTCCGGAGCCGGTGTCGACCAGCTCGTACACCACCTTCTCCTTGACGGTGCGGCGGGTCGTTGTCCCGTCCTTCGTGACGTCGACGTCGATCGTCTGCTCCCGGACGACCCGGCGGATGAACTGGCCGCGCGGCACATCGAACTCAACCCATTCCGCTGGCCAGAACGTCCAATAGGCGGTGCCGGTGACCGGGTCCCAGTGGGTCTCGTAGGGCACGTCGCCGGCCTGCGCACCGTCGATCATGATGGCGTCGACCGCGATGTCTTCATCCGAGAAGTTGGACAGCAGGTCGGTGGCGTCAACCGCCTGGTCGATGACCTCCTGGAGCTTATCGTTGACCTTCGGTGCGCCGCCCTCCTCCTGCTCGCTGTCGGAGACCTTGGCCTTCGCGATGATCTGGAAACCGTCGGTCAGCTGGTAGGAGATGAACTCGACACAGTCCCGAATCTGGGTGGCCGCGGCGTGCTTCCGCTCATGCTCCTCCAGGTGCTGGCCTTCCTGGAGGTTCATCTCAGCGGCCAACGACTCGTTGTCTACGTCGTACTGGGCGCCGTCGAAGTACAGCCGGTTCGTGGCGATCTCGGCCTTGCGGCGCTTCTCATCCTCCTTGGCGGTGACGCCCATCGTGTACGTGACGCCGGTGTTGTCAGTCCACACCTCCGAGAACACTGGCGTCGTCATGAGTCGGATCCTAGAGTCTCCGGCGGCTCAGGGTTGCCCGGCGCGCTCGGCGGCTGTACCTCCGGGTGGGCTTTCCCGTCGTAGTCGAGGTTCAGCACCTCTACAAGCGGGGTCCGTTGCGGCACCTCACCAACCCCCATCCGACCGTCTTGCGTCAGCCACAGGCAGGTCACTGCTCCCCCTCACATGTTCTCGGTGCCGTAGACCAGGCCCTTGATAATCCAGTCCAGATGCCACAGGCACATCACGGTGTCGTCGTGCTCGCCGACACCTTGCAGCTTGCCGTCCTCCCAACCGAACGCCTCCAGCTCGGTCAGCAGGTTCTCCATCTCCTCGTGCAGCCAGCTGCCCTGCTTGAACGGGAACCGCCACTTCCGGTTCTGGAAGCGGATCAGCATGGACGGCACCCCGTGCGCCAGGTCCTTCTTGCCTGAGGAGTCGTGCCGGACAACGGGCACGTTCGTGGTGGCGGCGAGGTGCTGCCACCAAATCGACTGGGCGGCGTCGGACTCGATGACCACCATGTCCGCCTTGTATTGCCGCCACTTCGCCTCGATCAGCTTGCACTGGGCGTCGAAGCCGAGCCGCTGCCACCGCTCCAGATACAGCAGCTGCGACAGCCCGGTGGGGACGTCGACCATCGCCGTCATGCACACCAGGTAGTCGCCGCCGGTCTTCTCCGACCAGGCCAGATCCCAGGCTTGGTAGATGGCCTGTTTGCGCACCGGGTTCCGGGTGTACGCCGGCAGGAACTCCAGGTCCATGTCGAGCATCGGAGCCATCAGCTCGCGCGGGAACAGCGACGATTCGGAGGACCGCGGGTTGGTCAGGAACTCCCGGTCGTACAGCAGGGTGCCAACCTCTTTGCCCTTCGCGTTCAGGCACTGCGCGGACAGCTCGCAGGTCGAGCACGGCAGGTGGAACTTGACCTCCGACTGATGGTCGGGCGGCGTCGCCTCCACCTTGTCGATGCACTCCTGCTTCGCGATCGCCGGCCAGCGGTCACCCCAGAGCGCATGCCGGGTGTTGATCTGTCGGGTAGCCGGCTTGTTCTCGATGGTGGTAGAGAGGCCGCCGTCAAACTGGAAGCCCAGCTGACGATCCATGCCTCACCACCCGTGGAATTGGTACGCGATGAACAGCACGATCATCGTCATGATGACCGCGAAAGCCCAGCCCAGACGGTAGTCGGTGCGGCCAATGTCCGGCGGCGGCTTCGGCGGTGGCTGGGCGGGTTGCTGCGGGGGAGGCTGTCTAGCCAACGGTCTGCCCTCCATCGTTCTCGACGAACACGTGCCAGATCTGGCCGAGGCGGGTGAAGCTGATCAGATGCCGCACACCGGCGACCCCCTGAGCCGTCGGGCCGATCAGGAAGGACATCCTGCGCCTGATTGCTCTCTCCTCGGCGATGTAGTGGACCCGCACCACCAGCTCGGCTTCGAGGACGTGCACAGCGACCGCCTTCGCGCCGTCCAGCCACATCTCGTCCCGGCTACCCGGCACCAGGGGCAGCAGCACGACCCCGTCAGTTAAGCCCATCGATTCTCTCCTTCTCAGTGGCCCAGGCGACGGCGAACACGATCAGCAGCAGCCACAGCTCCGGGTAATGCCAGATGGACAGGGCGCAGCAGTACAGCAGGAACAGCGACATCCCTAAGTTGATCAAGGTCGCGAGCCTCATGGCCGCTCGACCGTCTTGGGTGTTGGGTCGCCGATGAACCCGCCTTGGAAGGTGAAGACGACCTTCTCGACCTCCTCGCCCGATGTGATCTGCTGGAGGATCTCATTGCAGAAGCCGTCCATGGCCACCTGGTGGCCCTCACCGTTGTCGAACTCGACGCGCACCCGGTACTTGGCTGGATAGCTCACGGGACCTCCACGGCGATCGCCAGGTGGGTCCGCTGCCGTTGCAGCTTGGACCGGCTGGACAGGTCGTAGGCGAACCGGATGCCCCAGTTGGGGCCGATCTCAACATGCCCCTCGGAGTCGTCGTTGATCAGCCCGTACGGCAGCTCGAACTTCGGGTTGCTGGCCGCCTTCGCATAGTGCCAGGCGGTCGGCTTGATCAGGGCGTCCGGGACGAAGTGCCACAGGGTCTCCGCGTAATTCTGCGGATCCCTGCGCTGCCTGCTGGGGAACACGAGGACGGCGAACAGGCCGATCTTCGGCACACCCTTCGGCATGTCCTGGGCCTCGCACTCGCGCCGGATCCAGCGGATCCACTTCGACTTAGCGCCCGACTGCCACTCCCGCTGCCACCCGTTGTACACGTTCTTGCTCGGGGGGAGGAACGGCAGCACCATGCGGTACGTGAGGACGTGCCCAACCTGCTCCTCAAGCGGAAGGGCCAGGGCCACATCCCGCCTCGGGGGGAGCGGTTGACGGGTCCTGGCCGATCCATCGGCTACGGTGCGCACCGCATCGGCTATGTGTACCGGAGCACCATCAGCTTCCTCCGGCACCTCCATGGCGTCAATAGTTCTCACCTGATTCATAGGGGCTCGAAGGTGGCGAAGTGCGCACACTGGCCGGTGTTGTGCTCGTCGCAGCCGACCGGGTGGTGTTTCTTCCGCCACCCGTCCAGCTTGGCCGAGCACTCCTTGCAGATCGGCTTCCGCTCGATGCAGCAGGGGAACTCGATCCGCATGAACTGGACCGCCTGCCGCGCCTGGTCGGGATGCCGGCGGCAGTCGAAGTTCTCGCACATCACCGCCAGGTCGAAGATCGTCTCCAGGTCGACGTCTTCCAGGGTTCCGGTTGTCATGCTTGCCTCGCTTGCAGGAGTTGGGACACGACCCGTCGCACGAACAGGTTGTCCTCCATGGCCAACCCCACGATGACACGGACGGTCTCGGAGTGCTTGGGCGCCGCATGGCCGTAGCCCTCGATTTCTGAGGCGATGCTGTCGAGCTTCCGGATGATCGGCGGATCCAGCCGGGTGCTTACGGTGTCCTTCGCTACCACGATTCTCCTTGCCAGGTGGGGCTTACCTGTCAAGGGTAGCGGATCGTATACGTTTCGTCTACGTTTTTTGGCCGCGTTTCCAAACGTGGCCACAGTCGGGGCAGCGCCACACGTTCGTCTGCTCCTCGGTCGGCTCGTGCGTGTCCTCGGTGACCTCAATGGCCCGAGTGAACAGCTTCTTGAGGTGCCGGTATTGCCGCTTGACCGTGCGATCGCGCAGCGACACCTTGCAGCTCGGGCACTGCTGGGGGAGCTTCATAGCGCCTGGAACGTGGAGCCGCAGGCGAGGCAGCGGGACTGGCCGTTGACCCTCTCAGATCGCAGCTCCAACGGATGCCGGCACAACCTGGCCGGCGTCATCATCCTCGGCGTCTGCCGGACCTGTATTACGCGGGACCGCGGCATGTCACGCGCCAGCTGATCCTGGCAGGCTTTGATCACCCATTCCGACCGATTCATCGCCATCTCCGCCGCCGCCGCGTCGATTTGGGCCAGCAGCCCAGGCGGCGTACGGACGTTGAGCTTCCCTTGCTCGTCCTGCTCCTCCGGCATGTATCACCTTCCCCCGATGTGAATCGGAGGCTACCGGAAATGACAGCCGTGTGATCCGGCTGGCGTAGACGTGCCCAATTGTTATGCTTCGGATATGTCCACGCGGCGAGCACACCCAGATCACGCGTCGATAACGGATCGGCGCGCGGCGCTGGAGCGTTCCCTCCGGCACTTCCTGGAGATCCAGGAGGAGGCTCAGGAAATGACCGTGATCCAGGGGCAAGGCCGGGATGAGGCGCGGAGCACAAGCAGCTCGCCGACCGCCTCCAAGATCGTCTCCCAATAGACCACAGCCTGGACGTCCCGCACGTCTTCGGCGAGATCACGCTCCGTTGCCGCTAGGTCGTCCAGCTCCCTCAGCTCTATCTCGGTCATCGTCGACCTCCCCGACCGGACCCCACTTCTCGGGGTGAATCCGTCTGTCAGATCTAGTCAACCTTGCGACGGCCTCTGCCGGCGTGATCTCGCCGCTTCTCAGTAGCGCGCGTGTCCGATCCATGCTCGCTCGGGCGACGTCATCGGCGCGAGTGGCGAACCGCATAGCCTGCTCTGACGCCTCAGCTGGGGAGAGCAGGTCAGCCACTTTCGGCGCCCACGGTGGCAGCGGCCACACGGCTCCCCCTAACCCTTGTCATGGTGACGCACCTCCACCTTGTTCATGGCGACGGGCAGCGCCTCGATCTGGAATCCGCCGAAGGTGGCCGCGTCGAGGCTGAGCGCGAACCCGTTGTCCAGGTCCTCCAGCATCCACTGGTTTCCGGACCCGTCGCTGATCAGCACATACTTCGGGTCGCCCTGCGGTGTGTCCACCGGGATCGCGATGATCATGAGGGTTCTCCCAGTTCGGCTGCCCACTTGTCGCGGCGCTCGATCGAGTGGGCCATGATCTCGTTCATCCAGTCGGGGGCGACGCCGTCTTCCCAACGCCACTTCAGCCAGTACAGCTCCTTGTTGACGGTGGAGAGGCGGCTGCCCTTCAGCACCTGATGGGCGAACACGCTGAGGTCAAGCTCCCAGACACCGCCGCGATGGTCGACCTCCACCTCGCCGTCGACGGTCACGCGCGTCCAGGTGACCTTCGCCAGGTACGGCTGAAAGGGCGGGCGCGATCGATCCTGGATTATCTCCACGTGGCCGACGTCGTACTCCAGCAGGATGCTGTCGGTGACCTTCCTGCTCGGGTAGACCTGCGGGCCTTTCACTTCCGCCCCCGGTTGGCCTTCCGGGAGGCTCGCGCCTGCTTGGTCTTGGCCCGGTTCGCCTTCGCCTTCCGATGCCGCGGCGGCGGCTGGAGCGGCTCGACTTCGTAGTTGCCGGCTATCGGCTTGATGAGGCTCATCCCGTCGAGGACGTTTCGCCAATCGATTGTGGCCATGCTTGTTCTCCTTCTTTGCCAGGTGTGTTGTGTGGGCGGCTGACCGCTTCCCTGAGACGGATCACTCGGGATCGTCTGACAGCCAGCCGCCCTTTCCTCCCCTGTGCGACGCCGTTATGGCGACGACAGAAGCTCCAGATACCCTCGGTCGTGCATCCAGTGGTAGATCTCGTTCCAATCGCCCGAGTAGATCACCTCGTCGTTGTCGTCCCAGATGTCGAGCTTCCAGACCGCCGGGTCGGCTTGGATGATCGTGAACCGTTTCCTCATGCCGGCCAGCTCCAGCATCTCGGTGTCGAAGTAGGCGACCTCCACGCCGGCGGGCAGGTTGTCACGAAGCACTTGCAACGCGTCGCCGGCCATTTCCCACCTCCTCGTACACCTTGACCGTCATGTTCATATGCCCAAGCAGCTCGGACAATAACAGATCCGGGTTCTCCAGGTCGGGCTCGTCGAGCGCCTCCTGCAGCCGGCTGGCGGTCCGCTTCCAGGTGTCTATGTTGCAGTTCAGCTCAACCACGGGTTGGCCGTTGGTGCTCATGACGCCTCCTCAACCGAGAGGACCTGCACCTCGTAGGCGGGCACGTCTGCGTCGGCTGCGTGGTGCAGCTTGGCCGCGCGCCGGGCTGCCGGCACATGATCCTTCTCGATCTCGGT